GACCAGTGCGCTTGACGAAGAGGGTGCCTTCGTACGAAGCGCGAGAGAGGCACGCCACGTTGATGTCGCTGGCCAGCTTCTGCATGGCAGCTTCACCGAGGCGCTTCTCCTGCAGCGCGTCGTTGAGTTCGAGCGCCGTCATCTGCCACGGGACGCTGCGATCGGTGTCGATCGAAGCAGGCACCGAGAGCTGCGTGTAGTCGTCAAAGTTCCCGGTCATGTCGATGCCCGAGTAGCTGTTGGCGATGTACGGCTGCGGGCGCCAGATCTGGTAGTTGCTGCGCTCCATCACCGCTTGGTCGGTGACGTACTTCTTGACCAGCTTGTTGACGGCGAGATTGTCGTCGAAACCGACCATCATCTCGTCGAACGCGACTTTTTCTTCTTTGCTGAACGAGTTGGACACGGTGTGCTCCTACTTGCCGCTGGAGATTTTCCGCTTGTACGCGATGACCTTTGAGCGGTCGCCGGTGCGGTCTGCCTCTTTTTCCAGGGCTTCGATCGTTTTGTCCCCGACAGCGGTAGTGCGGCCGGCAGACGATGGGGTGCGTTCGGGGGGCGGTGGTTTGCGGGACGACACTTTGATTTGACCTTCCAACTTGGTGACAGCGACGGTGAAGTCCACGAGGTCGGTGATTGCAGCCAGCTTCTTCAACTCTTCAGGCTGTCGACCAAGTGCGAGCACCACGACGTGCGGTTGGGCTGCAGCTTTCATCAGGATGCCCTGACGAACGGGATCGATTGCGTCGATGACAGCGTGCTTGGCGTCGTCGAAGTCGGGCGCTTTCAGCGAGGCAGCTGCCTTGTTGAACTCGTCGTTTTTCTTCTGCCACGCGGTTTGCTCCGCTGCCTTCTCCTCGTCGATCTTGCGCTTGGCCTCATTCCACTTCAGGAGCTTCGCCTCGAACTTGTCCTCGTCAAAGTCGACATCGTCGTCTCGCAACGTGGGCTTCGGTCCGAGTGCTGGCGCCGTTGGCTTGGGTGTGTTGTTCGCTTCGAGTGCCTGCAGCTTGCGCTTGAGCTCCCGGTTTTCCCGCGCGGTTTCCCGTGCGTTCTTGCGAACCTCTTTGACCCATGCTGGCGCGCTCTGCTCCTGCTCGTCGTCGTCACTCTCCGGGGCGGGCGCGTCCCCGATGGTCACCACCACTTCGCCGTCAGCGTCTTGTGCTTCTTCTGCGGGCGTCTCGGCGGGTGCCTCAACGTCGTTGAGCGGTTGCACGTTGTCGTCGACAGCACCGGTAGGGGTGCCTTCTGCCTCAATGGTCATGTGTCCCTTGTTTCTCACCCAGTACGCCGGGCGGTCGCGTTGGGGCTACGTTAGCGGGGACTGCACTGCCGTGTCAAACCAACTGTTACCAGTTGCATTCATTTGCAACGCGCGTTAGAATGCAGAATGAACAAGAAAACTCGGTTCGCACAGAGCATCGCACACGCAACACGCACGAGGCGCGCCTTACTGGGCATGACCGTCGCACAGCTTTCAGAGAAGACGGGTCTTTCAAAGAGGCACATTGCACAGCTTGAGGACGGCTCAGCAAACCCGAACATCAGAAGCCTTGAGATGCTAGCAGACGCGTTGGGCGTCACCGTCATCGACATTCTGTCTGCGGCACCAACAAACCTGTGCCCGCCCATTGCGCGTCGCGCATATAGCACATGTGTCTACATCGTAAAAAGCGGGGACACATACAAGATAGGGTACACATCAAACCTGAAAAATAGACTAAGCGCTATTGCTACCGGATGTCCTGAACCAGTAGAGGTCAGGGATGTGATCCATGGGGCCGGGCTCAAGGAAGAGCGCGCTCTACACCGCAAGTTTGAGGCAAAGCGAGTTTCGGGGGAGTGGTTTGCACTTGATGAAGAAGACTTGGCCTTCATCAAACGTTTTGGCGATGACCTAGCTTCGCTCTTCTCCTGACCCACAAAAACAAACCCCGCCTTGTGAGCGGGGTTTCTTCGTCGACGGAGGGACTTGAACCCCCGACCTGCTGCTCGCCAGCGGCTCTAACCTACTGAGCTACGTCGACAAGTGCCCTCACCCACCGCGCCTAACATCCCTACATCCGTGAAGCTTACAGGAGGTTTGCGCCCATTCGTCGTTGGCTCGAGTGGGTGGGTGAAGCATCGACAGCCTACCCCATCGGCTTGGTCGGCGCAACACCATTGGCGCGAGCCTCAAGGTCACCCAGCGCACCGAGCGCCTTGCCTTTGACCTCGGCCGTCTTTGCGCGCAACAGCTCGGTGTTCGCCGCAGTTTCCACCACCTCGGCGCGTGCCTTCTGTGCCTTCGCCACGGCTTCCTCGCTGGCAGCCTTGAGCAGCGTTGCGTTGGGGTCTTCTTGCTGCTGGCTGGCTTCCGCCTGGAGTTGCGCCTGCTCTTCTTCGGTGGGCTTGACGACACCTTGACGCAAAAGCTGCTGGCGGAAGTAGTCGCGCAGGTCGCCGATGCCCTCGCCTTCCATGTTCATCGCTGCGAAGCCCACGAGCACGTTTGCCGTCTGCGGGTCGATGTTCGGCACCATGAGCATGCCCATCACCGCGCGCACAGTGGCGGCCCGTTTGGAGACGCTGGAAGGGCCAACATCAACAGTGACGTCGTAGTCGGCTTGCGCCATGTCCTTGTCGATCACCATCTTGCCGTCGACGAGCTGCGGGACGTTGACCATCGTCATCGACGCGTTTTTGCCGTCGGGGGCCACGGTCTTGAACTCGCGCTTTTCCTCGACGTAGACCTGCTGCGCCATCCCACCCCAGATCTCGAGCGAACGCTTGATGCTGACAGCAAGGTTGCTGATGTAGATGAACGACTGCATGTCGAGGCGCTGCTGCTGCATCTCGACGGCCTTGCCCGACGTGTTGCTCAAGAGCACGTCGCCAGCCTGTGGGTTGCCGAGGATGTCCTTCATGCTGGCATCAACGCCAGCGAACAGCGCGGCAAGCACGGGCGGGACTTGTGGGGGCTTCGTGTAGCCAACAGGGCCAGACGGCATCGGGTTACCGTTGGCGTCGACCATGTCGTTGATCAGGTAGTACGGCAGGTTGTTGAGGTTGGCGTTCGCCCACGTCTCCTCATGGCCAGCGATCTGCGAGCCAGTGAGGATCGGGCGTTCTTCCGACGAGGTGGCCATGATCTCGGCCAACTTCGACAGCGACATGTTCTTCAAACGCTGTGCATCGATGGCGTAGGCGATGTGCCCCCAGATGCGCTCGATCCCGTCGATGACGGCACGGTTGCCGAAGAACGGGACGATCGGGATGCTCTTGCCTGGGATGATGCACTCGTCGAGCACAGCACTGCCCGAGAGCATGTACTTGCGTACCACCTTGCGTGAGCGCTTCTCTTTGCGCAGCAGGCGCGCGCCAGTAAGCTCGAGCTCCTTCAGCTGGGCGCCGTCGTCGTCCTCAAGTTCCTCGTCGGTGTACTTGACCTCGTCGCCAAGCAAGTCGGCGTAGACGTTCAATGTTTCCTTCGCGCTGTCGACGACAAAGTACTCAGCAACCCACACACGTTCTGGTGTGACCCAGTCGTACATGCAGTTGTAGTCGTCCTTGTTCCACGACGACGGGAGCGCATCCTCACCGAAGTGTCGCTTAAACGCTGCATGCGTGTAGGGCGTGAGCACGAAGCACGTCGTGGCGTCTGACTTGTCTTGCATGCGCCCGTCAAGTCCGAAGTACACGCTTTTGTCGGCGTCGTAGATCGGCTCGTAGCGGATGCGCTGGTAGTCGTCGCTGTCGTCGTACTCGTCTTCGGCGCGTGCCACGAGGCGCCATGCACCGAAACCACCGCGCAAACCCTCGCCGAACGCCACATCGACAGCCTGCTCGCCCTTGCTGTCTTGGAAGTCCGCGCGGTGCATGGAGTCCAGCACCTCGACGAACTCGTCAGCCTTTCCGGTGCGAGAAACGAACGTGCCCTCAAGCCGACTGTTGCGGTACTCGTTCTCAATCCGCATGCACGACGAGGGCAAAAGGTTCACCTCCATCATCGGGCGGTTCTCGAACTGGTCGCTCAACGTCTCCCACAGCGCACCAGGCACGTTGGCGTAGCGCCGATGTTGGTTGCACTGGTCGCGCACCTCTTGAGTCTCCGACCAAATCTGGTCGAACTCCTCGAGTGCAGCGCGGTGTACTTCTTTCCAGCGTTCGGCTTTTGACTTGCGAGCCATGATTCATCTCCAGCGTGTGGCGATCGGGATGGGGCGGACAACAGGCGGGGGCTTTGGCGCACGCCGGTCACCCTCGACGGCGTAGCGTAGCGCGTCGATGCAATGGTTGTTTGCATCTTCGATCTCGTTGAGGATTTCCCCCGTCTTGGCGTCGGTCTTCAGCGAGTACGCCTCGAGCTCGTGAATCGTGTGCCCACACGAGACGTGCGCGAGAATCGTGTAGCCCTGCAGGAACTTCACGCCTTCCTCGACGCTGTTCGGGCCCTTCTTCGCCGGCAACACCTTGCGCGAGAAATGCTTCTGCATGTGCGAGATGGTCTCAGGCCTCGACGAGTCGGCGAGAATGGTGAATCGCTCGCTGTCCTCGACGGTGCGGAACAACGCAGGTGTGTCCACGACGTCAACGCCAACGCCCCACGCCTCACGGTCGACGTAGATGGTGCGCGCACCTTCAAGCACCCAGCAACGAATCAACACCGTTGGGTCGTTGGCGAAGCCCCAGTCAGCACCAAATCTCGGTTGCACGCCGAGCGGGATGGTGGGCGCGTTCTCGTCGTTGACGATACGCCAGTCAGTGAAGATCGACGCCTTCGACCTCGTGAGATACCCACCACACCACACGTGGTGGTAGCGGTCTGGGTCACGCGCCTTGTCGCGCAGCATCTCCGCCTTGAGCTCGTCGGTGAACCAGGGATTGTCCTTGTGGTTGACCTCAAGCACGCACTCGTCAGCCATGCGCTTGCCAGCCCTGAACATCTTGTCGACGGGGTCGCTTTGCTTCGTCGGGTTCCAGACCCAAATCAGCTGCGAGCCAGCCTTGCGGATCGTGGGCACCAGCACGTCAATCGAGCGTTGTGACACGCTCTGTGCCTCTTCAATCCAGCACACGTCCACGCCTTCCATCGACTTCACGCTGTCGATGTTGCGCAGCAGCCCCGCGAAGATGAAGAGGCTTCCGTTCCTGCCCCTGATCTCCATGTCAGTGCTCGTGTAGAACCACCGCAGGCCCATCGCCTCAATGCAGTCGTCGAGCAACTGCTTGACGCTCTTCTTGATCGAGTCCTGAATCTCGCGAGCACACAGCACGCGCAGGGTCTTCTGCGACGCGCGAATGAGCAACGCACGGGCGACGCTGTGGCTCTTGCTTGAGCCGCGCCCCCCGTGAATCGCAATGTGTCGCCAATGCTCTTGGAAGAGAACCTGACTCCACGCTGGCATTTCAGCGTTCAATCACACCTCGTCGTCGCTGGTCTTCTTGTCCGCCGCAACGAATGACACCTGCAAGCATGTACCACCCGCAGCGTCGACGCCAACGGCCACTTCCATCTTGCTGTCGACCTTGCCGTAGACACGCTCTACAACGCGCTCTGCTGCCTGCAAGCGGAGCTTCGGCTCCGTCGGAACGTGGTTCCCGTCCTTGTCGGTCATCTTGTCCAGCGCCATCGCAGCGATGACCGCCAAGCACTCAGGCGCAGCGTCGGTGAACTCCTTCGGCAAAGGGGGCTTGCCACGAGGGTTGCCGCTCACACCTTTCGGGAATCTGCCTGCGCTATCGCGCACGATTTCACTTGACATGTTGTCACCTTATAGAAACGGGCGCCGCATTGCAACGCCCTGAAAAGCCCCTGAAGCAGGACCGCAGTCCGCTTTACGTCGTCACCATCCCCAGCAAGCGGCGGGTTGACGTCACGATGTCGTGGCCTTCTGGCACACCAAGCGACACGACACCGAACGTCACCCACCGATCAAGCTGCGCCTCCAACTCCCGCACCCGCTTCACCTGGGGGTCGATGTCGCCGACGGGGAGCACCTCGATCGTCACCGTTGGCTTGAGCCCCTTGCCCTTCTCCTGCGTGTAGATCCAATGGATGCGGTCGCTTCTATCGTCGACCCCGAGGAACGCGGCCACCTCGTCGCGAACACCTTTGAAGGCGCCAGAGAGATTGTCGCTGTCCAGCGGGATGCGCGCAATGGGTCGCATGAGGGTGACGCGCGCGCCGCAGTTGTCCACCCGCATCATCTCGCGTGCCTTATCCCATGGGTGATACGGGTGACCTCCGGCTGGGTCCTTCCAGTAAAGCGACCCAATGCGCTGAAGTGCTTCCCTCGTCGCCTCCCGCTCCGCCTTCACCCTCTTGGCGCGCGTGAATCGGTGTTCTCGGTCGTTCTGCCCACGGCCAAGCGTGACATCAATCGTCGTCGTGAGTTTCATCGTGTGATCCTGTCAACAAGGTACTCAGCGGCTAGCTGTGAATCGCTGAAGACTTCGTAGTGCTCCAGTGCCTGGCGGACTGCCTCGACGACATCGGCGCGCTCAAAGACGTCGACGCGAGACGTGTCCTCGTCTTCCGCCATGTGGTGAGAGCACCTAGGGAAATGGTCGCCAGTCTGTCCGCATTCGCGACACCAGCGCCCCACCGCTTTGATGGTTTCAGTCAACTTCATCGCTTCACCCCTGTCAGCCGTTCGACGATGGCGTGGGCAATCCGCTCAGACTCCACGTCGTAGTGGGCGGTGGCAATCAACGTCGACACAAACTGATCACGCATCTCGCGCATGTTGTTGTGCTCGCAGTTGAGCAGCGCAGTCCCGTCTCTCCGCAGCGCCTTGATGGTGGCGAGGTGTGCGGCCTCGCGTTCCATGTGCATCGGCGACACACATCGAGCGCACAGGTAGACCGGGTCCTCCGTCGACACCGCGCACAGCGACGGCAAGCGCTTGCCGCAGCCCTCGCACCCAAC